GCGGTCGACGCCAAAGATGCGCTCGATGAAGTTCACGTGGTCGATCTCGATCCAGTCTTCGCCGTTGACGGAGAGCTTGTAGTACGAGAGCGACGACTTGACCTTGAACGGGTCTTTGCTGCCGGCCTTGGCGTTGCCGAAGTCGATCTCGGTGTGGCGGCCGCGAACGACGATCTCCACGGCGTCGACCTCGCCGGTGTCTTCACATTGGTAGCCGCCCGAGAAGCGCACCAGGGCACCGTCCACGGTGGTGGTGCCGTACTGCTTCAGGATGTCGCGCATCAGGCCGCCGTAGGTGGTTTCCAGCTCCAGCTTTTCACTGCCGAGATCGATGTCGATCGGGCCATTCATGCCGCCGGCGCGGTATTCCTCCAGCTTGCGGGTGAGCTTGGGCAGGGTGATTTCTTCCACTGCGCCGGCGTGGGAGATACCGTCTGCGAAGACGTTGAAGTGTTTGAGGATGCGAGGGAGAGCCATCGTTGGTCCTTATCAGTGGTGCCGCAGCTCAAGCCGCCTTGACGGCGTCGGCGAACTGCATGAGGTAGCGATCCGTGATGCGCTGGCGGAAGGTGAGGTCTTCCAGCGGTGGGACGGGTGTGTAGTCGTAGTCGATGGCGAGCTGGCCGGCCTTGAGCGTGTCTTTGAGGTTGGCGGTTGGGTCGAACCACGCTTCGCCGCCGAGCAGGTAGCCGTTGCGCACAAGGCTGCGCAGCTTGGCGTTGACGCCGGCCAGGATGTCGCGCACCAGGGATGGCGTCATGGGCAGGTCGTTGGCCCACATGTGCGCCTCAGCCATCGTGTCGGCCAGCACCTGCGCGGTGCGGGTGTAGTTCTCGAAAGCGAAGAGCTTGTCGGCGCTGCAGGTGCGCGAGCCCCAGAAGCGGAAGCCGTTCTGGTGGACGAGCGTGGTGACGTCGTGCGAGTTGAGGTAGCCGGCGTCGGTGGCGGGGTTCTGCAGATCCCAGTACACGTCGCGTGAGAGGCCTGTGACACCGTTGACGGGCACGTTGGAGAGGGTCTTGTGCCAGCCGGTCTCGTTGTCGATCTTGGCGCGCAGGCCGACGGCGCGGGCGGTGGCCCAGAGCGTGCGTTCGGCGTTGGCGGCGCTGTCCCAGCCGACGAAGTCAGGCCACAGCACCATGAGCTCGCGCGCGCCGAAGTTCTGGCGGTAGGCGACGACGTCTTCCTTGGTGTTGCAGCCGGCGGCGCTGACATAGGCGAAGGCGCGCAGCTTCTGGGCGATGCTGGCCAGCTCAGAGGCAACGGGCAACGAGTCGACCCCAGGGGCGGCGAGGATGCGCGGGGTGACGCCAAAGCGGTTGCGCGCGGCGAGCAGCGCTTTCATGCCGGTGTAGCGGCCTTGGTCGTTGGTGGTGCCGATCAGGTTGCTGGTGGTCTCGCCTTCGGCCTTTGCTTCAGCCACGCGCACAACGACGGTCAGCGGGCTGGTCTGGTCGGCAATGGCCTGCAGGGTGCGCGCCAGCGTGCCCTTGTCGCCGGCCTTGCCGATGGCGCCTTGCACGTCTGTGAGCAACACGGGGGTGTCGAGCGGGAAGGCGGCCGCATCCGCGTCATTGGCTGTGCACACCACGCCGACGACGGCGGTTTCAATGGTGCGGATGGGGCGTGTGCCTTCGTTTTTCTCGATGACACGGACGCCGTGGTGGTAGTCGGTGGGCATGCATTCCTCCGGGGTGAGCCGACGTTGGATCAGACCCGGCAAGGATGCGGCGCGCGCGCGAGCGTGTCGCGCGCTGGGTGTTGTGGGGGAGAGGGTTACAACAGTACTCAGGCTTTAGCGGCGGCTGTCGCGAATTCGCCGCACTCATGCCCGTCAGAAGAGGGGAGTCACGCGGAAGCTTGCCCAGTGGACTTTGCGTCGTTGCACTATGCTGGTTGTCTATGACATCTGCCAAATAATGCAACGTATGGCCAACCGCATATTCAAAAAAATCGCTTTGCTGGCCGCAACTCTTGCTCTCCTGGCGAGTAGCTCTGCCTTTGCGGCCGACAGAACCGTCTCGGTTGATGGCGCCAAAGTCGTGATACCTGTCCCCAACGGCTTTACCGACATCACTGCAACCCCGCGAGGCGTCACGCTCACTTCACTTCCTACCGATACCGTCACCCGTGTGGTTGCTGTCCTGGTAGCTGCTAACAGGGCAACGGGCACCGTCTATGTCAGGGTGCCCCGTCAACCGGGCGCATCAAAGCTTCTTTCGGACAACTTCAGTAAGTTCACTGACCATCAACGCCATCTCGTTGGCAACATGACCGCGCTGACGGAATCCGCGAACAAGGACTTCGAGAAAAAGCAGCAGCAGCTAAAAGCGGCGTCTGGGGGCTCGCTAGACGGGTTGAAGATTGGTACGCCTTTGCTTGTCGCCGTAGAGCGAGACGACGAAGCAGCATTCGGATACACGTCGATTGTCCCGATGAGTGTCGACATAAACGGGAAGACTGAGCCTAACTCCCTCTTGATGTGTATGTACGTCGTTCGGGTGAACGGTGCCGTTGTGTCGCTCCAGGTTGACGCACCACGTAAGCAAGACGGGGACCTCGACTGGGTGCGTGAGCAATGCCGAAGCTACGTCGAGGCATTCATCACGGCCAACCGAGGCAGCTAAGTTCCCCCGCGCGGGAGCGCGCCCCAGGCGCTCAGACGTTGGCAAGTGGCTTCGTGACGAACCGTTCCGGCACCGTTGGCCAGGTGAAGTCGAGCGGGAAGCCGGGCAGCGAGGTCACGTCGCGCAGCGCCTGGCGGTACTGACCAGCCAGGCGCATGGCTTCCATGTCGCCCGCGTCCATTGCCTTGTAGACCAGCGCGTCTGCCTCCTGCAGGCGCCGGTCGCGCTCTGCGCGCGCGTCGCGCGCCGCCAGGTAGGCGGGAACGCCTGCGCGATGCTTGTCGACCATTGCCTTAATTTCGTCTGCGGTGGGCTCGGGCGTCGGTAGCTTCCATTCGTAGATGACCGCATCCTTCGTTTGGAGGCCAGTCTTCCCATCCGTGTTCTGGAGTACCCAAAAATCGATGCCGTGCAGGGCGTCTGGGTATTCCTGCTTGATGCTGAAGATCAGTTCGTCGTGTGTGAGCATGGTCTTACTGTTGCGTCAGGTACGTGCCGCGCAGGTAGATGATGGTGGTGTTGCCGACGTTTCGGAGGCCACACATGACGTACGGCGCCGGCAGGTCGTACGTTTGGTTGCCGCCTTTTGAGATGTCGATGGCGCCGAACTCGGCGACGCTGTTGGTTTGCGCCGTGGCGCCCCTGGTGGCTTTTGTGCCGGGGTCAAAGTTCCACGTGCCCCAGAGGTATCCGCCATCCCATCGCGAAATATCGTCCTCGCCAAACTTCCATGCGAGCGTGCGTTTGCCGATGTGGAAGGCGATGATTGGCGCCGTCCAATTGGCTGCGCCTGCGTAGGCTTCAATGGCCGCAAGGTGGCGCTGCCCCCATTGCGTCCACCGGATGCCCATGTAAGCCGCCTGATTGTTGGGGCAATCGATCTGCAAAGCAGGTGTGCGGTACGTATTCCAGTCCACCCATGCGCCGCCAAGGCCCGAATCGCCGAAGCTCGCTGTGATGTGGAGCGGGAATTGCCCCCAGCTAGCGCCGAATTTCAGGCCCTTACCAAGAGCCAGAGACCCGCCTTGGGCAGTAAGCGGCTCCTGCAGGTTCTCTGAATCCCACGGGGTGGCGCCATTGAAAGTGGGGCGGGAGGAAAAGCAAGCCTTGCCCGATGTGTAGTCGATATAGAACGGTTGGTGCCTGTTGGTGCCGTCCGTGTTGTAGCTGTTGAGCAGCAGGTCGCCGGTGGGGCCGTTCATGAACAGGCGCCAGATGACGGTATCGCCACCAAACTCCACGAAGCCTCGTCCGTCGTTGTTGTGGGCCGGCAGGTTGACGTTGGCTCGCGTCTTGAACAGATCGGCCTGAATGCCGGCGGGCGTCGATATGTTGCCGTTGCCGTCGATTGTGCACGCGCGCACGAACGTCGAGAAAGAGCCGTCGCCCGCCGTGTTGCGGTCGATGATGAGCTTGCCGCCGCTCGATACGACGCGGAAGCGTCCCAGCGTAATCGGCTGCTGCGTGTCGGTGAATTGCAACTCGACCGACGACCCCTCCAGGTTGATTGGGCCAGACATGTCGCCGCCGGCGGTGGGCAATGCTGCTCTGGCGGTGTTGAGCGCGTCCGTGGCGGTGTCTTTTGCGTCCTTGACTGACGCCGGCGTGGCGTAGCGTTCGTCAGCCTGGCCGAGCGGCACTGCCTGGTGGTCGGCTGTCGCCGGCGCGACGGCGAACGCCTGCTTGGCGGAGCCGGCCAGGTCGGCTTTCTTTGCGAGCTGCAGTGCGAGGTTCTTCGGCGTGATTGC